TACGTATGGTTAATGATGTCCGTAAGGACATTCCAGAGATACCAGAGATTAAAGATTATGCACCAGAGTTAGAAGAACTATCAGCAACTATTCAGCAGTTAAAGGAAGAGATTCCAGTAGTACCTGAAGTGAGGTATTATGAAGATGAGTTACAAGCATTACGAGAGTCAATTAGTAAAGTTGAGGACTCTATCCCTTCTTTACCTGTATGGATTCACAAAGTCACAGAAGTCCCCGACTTTGCATGGGTGGGCAAAGGATTTAATGTTATCGATGAAGACTTCAGAGGAGTAAGGGATACAATTTCAACTCTTGCTGCCAGAGTAACTACTGAGTTAGAAAAGATACATGAAGATAGTGATGTTAAGCAGTTTGAGACAAAGACTGACTTTAAGACTATTCATGAAAGAGTTGATACAGTAAGAAAAGATATCTTCAAAGAACTGAGAGAACAATCTACTGTTATTTGGAATCTTCAGAAGAAACTCAAGAATAATCAAAAAGAATTTGAGATAACTTTTAATGAAAAAGTAGGAGATAGATTTGATGCTTTCAGTGAAGTAACAAAGAAAACTGTAGATAACTTGCAGGAATCTTTTGTTGAATCTACAGATAATCTTGCTAAGTATATGGATAAAGAGGTGAAGTCTCTTCAAGAAAGAATAAAGACTTTACCAAAACCAAAATATTATGAAGAAGATATAAAAAATATTAAAAGAGAACTTAAAGATTTAACTGAGTTAAAGTCCATTGTATATGATATAAAAATAACACAAGGTGATATACAAGAAGGACTTTTAAATATTCCTCCCAACGTAGATAATTCAGATCCATTAACTCCTTTGGATCAAAATTTTGCTACTCATGAAGACTTAGCAAAACACTATAGACTTTTTATCAATAGAGTTCAGCAACAAATAGCAACCTTAGGTGGCGGCGGTGCTGTACGGTTTGATGATTTAGAAGACGTTGGTATTGGAACTTATACTAAGTATAGTACTACAGCAACTAATCCAGGTATTAATACAGGTACTGTACTGATATATGATTCTAATTTAAAGATTGTTGGTATTGCAAGTACAGCATTAACTACTGATGCAGAGACTTTAGATCAAACATTGAAGCAGGGTAATACCACTGGTATGGGTATGAGTATGAGTGGTATTGTTACTTTCAGTAATACCACTGAATCTACTGATTGGGATAGCGGTGCTGTATTATTCAGTGGTGGTGTTGGTATAGCCAAAAGTTTGCATGTTAAGGGTAATATATCAGCAGCAGGAACTATTACATATGAAGATGTAACAAACGTTGATTCTATTGGTATTGTAACAGCAAATAGTGGTATAAACGTTTCTGGTGTAGTTACTGCAGTTGCAGGTGCAGCAGTAACTTATTATGGGGACGGTTCTAATTTAACAGGTAAAGCATCCATTGGTATGGTACTAGCATTAGGATAATTGCTAAATAGAATGACTTGCTAGGAATTCTATGCCTGAAGAAGTTAAAGAAGAACTTCACGAGGAAGAACATAAGGAGAAAGAAAAAGGTCGCTTAGGTAAACTTAAGGACGCTATTCTTCCAGATCAGGAGGAGCAAGCTGCTATAATAAGTACATTCGTTAGATTGGGTGTTCTTGTCTGGTCAGGTGGGATATTGACATTAAATTATGTGGCTATCCCAGGAATTCCTCAACAGAAAATTGATCCAACTTTCATAGCTTCAGTTTTTACGGGAGTTTTAGCTTCCTTCGGAATTCAGACAGCGAGTAAGAAAGGAGACGGTACCATGAAAATGAATGGTAACGGTGCTCCTGGACAAGTATCTAAAGCAGACATGGAAAGACTTATTGAAAAAGCAAGTCAAACCGCACCTGCTCAGATAATCAGAATTGAACAAGCACCTATTAAAATAGGTGGCATTGATCCAGAACCCCCTGTTAAACCTACTGTATAATAGTCATGTCTTGTCAAAAAGTAATTAATGTCGTTGCTGTTGCGTCTGCTGTTGTATCTGCTGCCGTTGTTGGCAGTGGTCTATTTGTATTTGTCAACCGAGATTCTATCATTGATAGCGTCAAGCAACAAGCTATTGAAGCAGTTACTGGTGGCCTTGGTGGACTCGGCGGTGGACTCCCTACTGGTTCCAATGATTTGCCTAGTCTTGGTAGCACTCCTACTATGGGTCCTGCTGCACCTGCGCCGTCGCTCCAAACCAGTCTCTGATATAGAGGACGAATTGGATGAACAAGTGGATTGGCCTTAGCCTAGGAACTCTCCTGGGTGTGTCTCATATTGGTATGATTAGTATGATATCCCAGGGAAATAAATTCCCTAGGGTTAATCTACCAATTAATGAATATACTTCTTATACTGTTGAAGCAGGTCCAGATGGTTATAAGATTAATTATCGAGCTCATGATCCTAAAGTAATGGTAACTTTAGAGAAAGAAGAGCGTCCTGCTGGATTCTTAGGATTTGGTAAAAAGAAAGTATATAATGAAACCCAGTATATGGCACAAGGGAAACTTCATTTAGATCCCCCTCTCGATGAAGATGGAAATCCACTTACAGCAAAACAAATTGCTTGTATTAAAGCACAAGGTAGTGGAGAATCCACAGGAAGATTAATAGGTGGTGGACTTGGTACCGCTGTTGTTGCTAATACAGGTATTGCTTCTATTCCTATAGTTGGATGGGTTCTTGCTGGTGCTACTACAATGCTTGGTATGAATCAAGGTGCTGAAATAGGAGGACAGATGTCTGCTGATTTAAGTGATGCATGTGAATAAATAAAAATATGAAGAAATGTCCACCAGGAAAATATTACTGTAATAAGAGGGAGAGGTGCATGCCTATCCCCAGTGGATATCATATTGGATACCGAGGATGGTTGGAGCCTGATGAAGATGGAAACGGAAATGGAAAGAAATCGAAGGGTGGCAAGAAGAATGGCAACGGATCTTCCCATTCTAATGGGTCTAATAATGGAAATGGCAATGGCGGTGGCAGCAACGGTGGAGGAGTCAGCGAACACAGATTGTTAAGTGTTCAAGAAGCAACAACTCTTCCAAGAGTAAATGGACAGACAATGTATGTCACATTCCAGTGGCGTGGTAAGTATATGTCTCTGCAAATGTTCTTCCCAGAATTAAAAAAACCAACCAAAGCAGAAGTACAAGATGCTGTAGTTAAAGTATATCCTGGTGCTAGAGTATCTCATTATGATAATGTATTAAGAGATCCAACAAAACCAATTTTACAATTACCTGACACTTAATTATGGCAATTGTTTATCCCAAGTTATGTAATCCTATTAAAGTTGCCTATGGCAGTACCGTTGGAGTGATCACATGCGTTGATGATAAGAAGATTTACATCGATGGTGTGTATGCACATGCAGGATATGGTGCATCTACAAGTGCTCAGATATATTTTGTTCCGAATGGTGGAGATGATGATGCTGAGGAATATAGAATTATTGACGAAAGTATTGCTAATAGAGGAAATTATACATTCCAAATATATGCTTCTCCTTTAGTTCTTCAAAATACTGGAGATGCTTTATTTGTTGGTACTGGTGATTTTGAATCTACTGGTGCTGGTGCAACTTGTACCTTTATTGTTAGTGGTTGGCGAGAAGTTTAATTATGCCTGAAGTATATCTTGGTAATCCCAATCTCAAGAAAGCAAATACTGAGATTGAATTTAGTCACGATCAAGTTCAAGAGTTTATTAAATGTAAACTCGATCCAATTTATTTTGCAAGAGAGTATATAAAGATTGTAAACGTTGATGAGGGTTTAGTACCCTTTAAGATGTGGAAGTTTCAAGAGAAGTTAATTGAAAGGTTCCACGCAAATAGATTTAATATCTGTATGATGCCAAGACAGACTGGTAAGTCTACTACGTCTGTATCGTATCTACTACACTATGCTATCTTTAACGATAATGTTAATATTGGTATTCTTGCAAACAAGGCAGCAACTGCCAGAGACTTGTTAGCAAGACTCCAGACTGCTTATGAGAACTTACCCAAATGGATGCAACAGGGTATTCTTGTATGGAACAAAGGTAGTTTGGAATTAGAGAATGGTTCCAAGATTATGGCAGCATCTACATCTGCTGCTGCAGTCAGGGGTATGACTTTCAACATCATATTCCTGGACGAATTTGCGTTCGTTCCAAATCATATTGCTGACGATTTCTTTAGTTCGGTTTACCCTACTATTTCATCTGGTAAATCAACAAAGATTATCATCGTTTCTACCCCCAAGGGTATGAACCACTTCTATCGCATGTGGCACGATGCTGAGAACGGAGATAATGAATATGTACCGACTGCTGTCCATTGGAGTGAAGTTCCTGGTAGAGATGAAGCATGGCGACAACAAACAATTGCTAACACATCAGAATCACAGTTTAAAGTTGAGTTTGAATGCAACTTCTTAGGTTCTGTTGATACTTTAATCTCGCCAGCAAAATTAAAGTCATTGGTTTATGATAAACCACAAATGTCTAATGAAGGATTAGACTTGTATGAGCAACCAGTAGAGAAACATGATTATGTTTGTACAGTTGACGTTGCTCGTGGTGTAGGAGAGGATTATTCTGCATTTATAATTGTTGATATAACAGAATACCCTCATAGGGTAGTTGCAAAGTATAGGAATAATGAGATTAGGCCTATGCTTTTCCCTAATATTATATACGAAACCTGTAAAGGTTACAATGATGCCTTCATATTAGTTGAAGTAAATGATATTGGAGATCAAGTCGCATCTATTCTTAATTATGATTTTGAATATCCCAATCTTCTCATGGCATCAATGAGAGGACGTGCTGGACAAGTTATAGGACAAGGATTCAGTGGTAGTAAAGTGCAACTTGGAGTTAAGATGTCCAAGACTGTTAAGAAGGTTGGTGCATTAAACCTTAAGACTATGATTGAGGCAGATAAAGTCTTGTTTAAAGATTATGATATCATCTCAGAATTAACTACTTTCATTTCAAAGAGTAATTCATTTGAAGCAGATGATGGTTGTAATGATGACTTAGCAATGTGTCTATTAATATATGCTTGGTTAGTAGCAACGGATTATTTTAAAGAACTTACTGATCAGGATGTTAGGAAGAGATTGTATGAGGATCAGAGAGATCAAATAGAACAGGATATGGCACCTTTTGGATTCATCAGTGATGGGTTAGATGACAATTCATTTGTAGATGATGAAGGTACCAGATGGACTAAAACTGATAGAGATGATGTAGAGTCAACTTATGGTGATATGACATATATGTGGGAGTATCGTTAACTGTTCATTCACTGTTTCCCCCCTGAAAATGTAGCTTTCAATAAATAATTTGTAGGAAATTGGGAACCTTAGAGGGACGGTAAACATGGCTATTCAGTTAGTATCGCCTGGTGTATTAATCAGGGAAGTTGATCTAACAGTCGGAAGGGCGGATAACGTACTCGATAATATCGGTGCTATTGCAGGTCCATTCGAAATTGGACCGGTTGACGATCCAATCACTGTTGAGACAGAACAGGATTTAATCAACACTTTCGGTAAGCCTATAAGTACCGACAATCAGTTTGAATATTGGATGACTGCAGCGTCATTCCTTTCTTATGGTGGTATCCTTAAGGTTGCTCGAACTGATGATGACGATCTTAAGAACGCTAATGCTGGTGTAGGTATTGCTAATACTACAACTCTGAAGATTAAGAGTTACGACGATTATCAGTCCAACTATACAACTGCTACCGATTTCTACTACGCTGCTAAGAACCCTGGACAATGGAGTGCAGAACTCAAAGTTTGCACCATTGACGATTTAGCAGACCAAACTCTAACTGTAAGTTCTGCTGATCCTGCTGCTATTGGTTGTACCATTGGATATGGTATCACTGCAGCAATGAGCACAACAATTGCTGGTTCTGGTTCCACTTCTGCTTTTGTAGGATACCTTAAGGGTATCATCACTGGTATTACTACTGATGCTGTTGGTGCCAAATCATCACTTGATGTTAAGATTATTTCTCGTGTAGAAACAGTCGGTGGTGGTTCAACTGAAACTAAGGTTGATTATACTGAAGGTGGTATCTATGCTTTCAGTACTTCTGATACTCTTTACACAAGACTTCCTGCTGGTACAGTAGATGCAACTAGTGGATTTGCTCCTGCAGCAGTTGCTGACTGGTATGATGCACAAACTTTGAATCTTGATAACTCGACTATCTATTGGAAGTCAGTTGCTACAAAACCAGTAACTAACCAGTACGCTCTTGATAGAGGTGCTAGGGCTGATGCATATCACGTAGTTGTTGTTGATGATACCGGTGCTTTAACTGGAATCAAAGGTAACATTCTTGAGAAGCATTTAGCATTGTCTAAAGCACTTGATTGTGAGTCATCAGGAAATGCTGGTACTAAGATTTGGTACAAGAATTATCTTGCAGATTTCTCTGAAAGACTTTATGCAGGATACAATCCTTCAATAGCATTTGACGCAATGCGTCTTACTGTTCCTGTTAACACTGGATTTGCTGATACAGAGTATACTGCTATTAGCAATGCTGATGCACAGTGGGGACAAAACGCTGGAGACGTTAAGTACTTTGCCGGTATTGGTAACACCACTTATGCACTTAAGGGTGGTAACAACTATACATCCAATAACGGTTATGCTGCAACACTTGGTGCTTTGATTACTTCTTACGAGAAGTTCCAAACCAAGGATGAAATTGCAGTTGATTATCTAATCGAAGGTCCTGGAATTACTAACAGATCAGAATCCCAGGCTAAGATTAACAAGTTGGCAGACATTGCCGAAACAAGAAAAGATTGTGTTGCACTAGGTGGTCCACAACGTGGAGATGTTGTTAACATCACTTCCGGTGCTACTCAAACATCAAACGTTGTATCAACCTTGGATGGAGCAAATTCATCCTCCTATCTAATTCTAGATAGTGGTTACAAGTACATGTTTGATAGGTTCAACAATGAATTCCGTTGGGTTCCATGTAACGGAGACATTGCTGGACTCATGGTTAGAACTAACAGAGAGTTCTATCCTTGGTTCTCACCTGCAGGACAACAACGTGGTGTTCTTAACAACGCTACTAAGTTGGCATATAATCCTACGCAGGCACAGAGAGATACTCTGTATACCAAGCGGATTAACCCGATTATATTCCGCCCAGGTATAGGCATCATGCTCTTCGGAGACAAGACTGCCCTTGGTTATGCCTCAGCGTTTGATCGAATCAACGTTAGAAGATTGTTCCTTACAGTCGAGCAGGCATTAGAGAGAGCTGCACAAGCTCAACTCTTTGAGTTCAACGACGAAATTACTCGCGCTAACTTTGTTAACATCGTAGAACCATATCTACGTGACGTACAAAGCAAGAGAGGTTTATACGACTTCTTAGTAATTTGCGACGAAACGAACAACACACCAGATGTCATTGATAACAATGAGTTCCGTGCTGACATCTTCCTCAAGCCTAGCAAATCTATCAACTTCGTCTCACTAACCTTTGTTGCTACTCGCACAGGTGTTAGCTTCGAGGAAGTCGCTGGTAGAGTTTAATTAAACTAAGGAGTAACGTAAATGGCAACCGCACCAAACCCACCATCAGTAAGGAATATCTCCCAGTTTAAGAGTAAACTGAGGGGTGGTGGCGCTCGCCCGAATCTGTTCGAGGTAGCGATTCCTAACTTCCCAGATTATGTTGGAGCATCTTACAATAACGACGATAAGCAAAATCTTCGTTTCATGTGTAAGGCTGCTGCACTTCCAGCGTCTAATATATCACCAATTGAAGTACCCTTTAGAGGACGTACTTTGAAAGTTGCTGGAGATAGAACATTCGATCCATGGTCAATCACAGTTCTGAATGATGAAGACTTCAGAGTTAGAACTGCTTTTGAAGGATGGGCAAATGGAATCTCCAAGTTGGATAACAATACTGGAGCAACTGCACCTACTGCATATATGCAAGATGCATATGTTTATCAATTAGGTAGAGGTTCTCAGATTGCTTCTGAAACTCCAACTAATAATATAAGTGGTGCTGGTCCAACAGACTCAGCAAATGTTTTAAGGGCATATAAATTTATTGATATATTCCCTACTAGCGTTTCTGAAATAGCATTATCCTATGATACGGAAAATGCCATAGAAGAATTTACAGTTGAATTCCAAGTTCAGTACTTCGAAGCATTTGGTGCTAAAGAAGCCGCTGACATAAGGTAATATCTGTGCTATACTAAATACTATGACGGTATAGTCCACATAGTATAGATGGCTAAATTATTTGGATTCTCTATTGAGAATAATGAGGAAACCCCTAAGTCGGTAGTATCACCGGTCCCCGCGTCGAAGGAGGACCAGAGTGATTACTACATGACTTCGGGGTTTTTTGGTAATTATGTGGATATGGAAGGTGTCTTTAAGAATGAGTTTGATCTCATTCGTAGATACCGTGAGATGGCATTACATCCAGAAGTGGATGGTGCAATTGAAGATGTTATACAAGAATCCATAGTTTCTGATACTAATGATAGTCCTGTAGAAATTGAACTTTCAAATCTAAATGCGAGTGATGGTATTAAGGAGAAGATAAGAAAAGAATTTAAATTTGTTAAAGACTTATTAGATTTTGATAAAAAAGCACATGAGATATACAGGAATTGGTATGTAGATGGTAGATTATATTATCATAAAGTTATTGATTTAAAAAATCCACAGGAAGGATTACAGGAATTGCGTTATATCGACGCAATGAAAATGCGTTTTGTTCGTCATGCTACTAGAGATAAGAAAGATGAGGCAGCAAGAATTGCAGCAATTGCTGGTAATAAAGATCTGAATAGTATTGATAGCGCATTCCCTGAGATTGAAGAGTATTTCATTTATAGTGCTAAGAACACTGTAGGTGGTGCTTTAAACCCTTCTAGTAACCTTACAGACACTAAGGGCATCCGTTTCTCGAAAGATTCAATTGCATATTGTACTTCTGGTTTGGTTGATAG